CATGGATTCTGCGACTGGCAACTGGAGTCGGTTCTGCGCGAACTTGGCCCTGTCCGGCATGATGCTCATGGGGAGCCATTCCATCTGTTTCAGCATCTTGGTGGCATCCGGTCCCTGACCTTCCAGAAGGAGCATCGAGTTGAGGCGAACTGCATCAACCAGACTGTTCATAGTGAAGTCATACTGACGGCAGGCGACGAATGCCGCTTCTGCTTGGCTCTTGATGTCGTGGAAGAGTCCGCTGCCAACAGAGTCCGTCAGCATATAAAGAATCTCATCCCAGCTTTCAAAGATTCCAATGCGGAGCATAAGGAACCCGTGCTGCTCGCGGACTACGCTGTCCTCAATTTTGTCTGGCCCACGAACCGCCCCGTTGATGCGGGACACGATTGGCTGATAGTCTTGAAGGACGATGCACTTGCTGATCTTGCCATCGAACTCGCGCCAATAGACTTCGTAAAGGTCGATCTTTTGGTTTACGGAAAGTGACCAGTTGAACCCGCTTTCGCTTATGGTGCGGTAAAAATCTTCCCTTGTTTTGTTGTGTTCGCTGAATGCGCGATGGAATCTGATGGCGTCGATGGCAGCATCAACATTCCACCCAGCATCCTCGGCGGTTCCCCTATCTTTGATTTTTGTGAATAACTCGTATGGGGTGAGTCGAACTCTCCGCACAAATTCCTCCAGATTTGAGAAATCAACTTTGATGTCATCTGGAAAAAGCAGGTCAGACAAAAATACGTGTTTGGGCATCCACCCGACCGGACTGTCCCACATCCCGACCCCTTTTCCGTAGAGTAACATTTCCTCAAGGTCTTGCTCCTTGTTGTAGAGATACCCCGGCCATTCACGAATTGCTTGGTCGAATGCGAGCGTGATATTCTCCGAATTGACGAGCCGTTCTTTTTCGTTCCCGAACTTTGTTTTGATCGTGGCACACGCTTGCCTTTCTGTGATGACATCATAGTAGCTTGACTTCTGGTTATTGACGATAAATTCCAACTGGCCCCAGTTCACATCTGATGAGAATGGAAGTTTCTTTTCTGCGATCTTTGAGTAACCAGTTGGCGGGAACCTCTTGTATGCCTTGTAGATGCGGATGCGTTTATTCTCGCGTCCAACATTTGCAAGTGATAGATTATTGGCTATTTGCCACGCATTATTTGCGTTTGAGATTCGACACTGTGGAACTTCGCCATCTGGTCCAAGAGTGGCGAGTGAGAAATTATCGTTTCCGATAGATAGCATAGCTTTTAGAGATTGTTAAGGATTTGCCTGCGTTTATTGCAAGACGAGCATCCCTTGGCAAGGGAAACGAGCTTTGTCTTTGCCACCTTGTCAATCACTCCTGCTGTTGAGTGGATGACGTTTGCAATTTGATCTCCAAGTTTTTTCTCATACCAGCACCGACCTTCTGGTTGACGTTGGCAAATCCAATCCTCCACGATGTCCTCGATGTCGGTTGGAACTTCCTGACCATTCGAGCGCAGGTCTTTTCGGACGTTCTCCATCAAATTGCGGTATGTGGAGCCGAAGACCTGCGCCGGAAACTTGCGCCCGTCCCTCTCAAGAATGTAGTGGTATTGCCAACCGCCAACTGGAGACAGATTTTTGTCCTTGAGTTTCATTTTGGATGTTGATAATTCTGTATTGATTTTTCATCATGTCAAGTAATTTTTCTCATAAAAAGGGGATTCGCAAATATGGGATGCTATTCCCTGAGAATATGGACCCACTCAACATCGAACTCTACTGCTATTCTCTTACGCGAGGAGAATACGGAAAGAAAATGTGCGTTGAAAAAAATCTCAAGTTGAGCGACTTCAAGCTCCTTTCTCCATACGAACATTTTATCAACGCTGTTCGATTGCAATGGCCAACCGATGTTGTCATTGAGAATCGTGGGTATGTGAACAATCAGCTTCTCCGCACCTTGGAAGAACTATGCAATAACGATGACATCGTTCTCGCGGGAGCCGCTTCGATGGGAAAATCATTTCCTGTTGGTTTGTGGGTGTATCTGGACTGGTGCGCGGCTCCGCATTGCACTTCTTCATGGGTTGCTACCACTACTCTCGGAGCCTCTGAGGATCGTATCTGGGGTATCATTTCCAAGCTCTACAAGTGCGCCCGACTCAAGATCGGAAACCTCGTTGACTATCGCCACATGATCGTATGGGGCGGGGCAAGCAACGACGAGGATAAGGATTATCGGAATGCGATAAAAGCCCTCGCCTTTGAGAAGGGTAGTCAGGGACAAAAGGCGATTGATACTACCCGTGGTCGTAAGAATGATAGGGTTCGTCTGGCTCTGGATGAGTTGCCGGAAATGGAAATGGGTTCTATCACGGCCCGATCCAACTTGGCCTCAAACAACGACAAGGTGTTTATCGGTATCGGCAACCCGTCTGCTGGAGACAATCCCCATACTCGCTGGTGCTTGCCAAAGGGGAGTTCAAACTTTGACTTAGTGAACCAAGACATGGAGAAGTGGGAGACTGAGACCGGGGTGTGCTTGTTCTACAACGGCATGAAGTCGCCGAACTTTCAAGCTCCAGAAGGAGAGCCATCCCCATTCCCATTTCTTATGGATCGGCAGAAGCAAAAGGATATGCTTCGTCTCTCCTACGGGGATGAGAACGCGATTGAGTATGTCCGTAATGCTATTGGATGGTGGCCAAAGACCGGGTTCATTCAGACGATTCTCACGCCGGATGTGATACGGAATGCGGATACTTTGAGCGAGCCGTTCTGGGATTCGGAGGGACTTATTACAGTCGCCGGATTTGACACGGCCTTCACCTCTGGAGGTGACAGATGTGTTCTCACGCTTGGTAGAGTTGGGTATGTTCGCGGGACTCGCAACCGAGTCTTCCACCTGCGCCAGCAGAAGGTGATCCAGGTATCGGCTTCCGGCACTGAGGAGTTTGAACTTCAAGTTGCCAAGCAGGTCGTGGAGATTTGCCGCGCCGAAGGTGTCAAGCCGCAGCATTTTGGTATGGACGTATCTGGCGATGGTGGAAAGGTTGGCCAAGCCATCATCCGTGAGTGGCTTCGCTTTGATTCTGGTGGCTCTGGGATTGTTCTGATTTCCTCTATGGGAAAACCCACGGATCGTATCGCCGCCGAAGTTGATCGCCGCCCATGTAATGAAGTCTATGATCGGTTGGTATCGGAATACTGGTATGCCGCCTATCACGGCTTTCGCTCACGGGTCATCTATGGAATTGACCCAGCCTGTGAACTTGCCCGTGAACTCTGCCTGCGCCGATACACGCTCAAGAACAGGAAGATCGCCGTGGAAACAAAAGATGACTACAAGGGACGCACTGGATTCTCGCCCGACTTGGCGGATTCATTTCTGTATGCCATCGAAATGTCACGCCGTAATGGGCTTACGTTTATCGGAACCGATAGGGCTGTTCCAACGAATAGATTTTGGGCGAGGGAGGAGAAGCGTTCTTTTACGGAAAACGATGAGTATTCTTCCGACGACTGGGGAGAAGAATAAATTGGACCCTACGCCAATGGTAGCAGGATCGGGAGTCGAACCCGAAACCCCACGTTATGAGCGTGGTGAGATAACCATTTCTCTATCCTGCAATTTCAAAGATCAGTCAAGTTGGTATTCCAACTCCAAGGCTCGCGCAAGGTCTTCCTTCATGTGGATCGTTAGTGAGCTACGCTTGCCGAGCAAAATGTTGCTGGAGACCTCGATTCTGTCAACTTCTTTTTTTATCACCCAGCAGTATTTACGCCCCTGGCAGATCATTACTTTGTGTTCCGTCTCCCCCTCCAACGTCCCTGACACTCGAACCATACTCGTAAATGAGGTATCCTTTTTCTCTGGCCCACTTGGGATTATGGTGAATAGCGATATGGCACTCGCGACATGTTGCCATGAAGGTTGTTGCGTCTGAGAGAAACTTTCCCCTACCCCTCTTGTGGTGGATGTCGCAGGCAGGGCAACCACAGGCTTCGCAGTTGGGATGGTCGTTGAGGTATTTGATTCGGACTGCTTTGTATTGTTCATTGACTTTCGATTTGCTTTTGGAAACTGGACGCAGCTTTCCGCCTTTTACTTTGAATCCTTGCTTCGCTTTGAGCGGCTTTTTTCGCTTGAGCATTCGTAGTATTTGGTCATCAACCGCAATGCTTCTATGGCTCTGTCTGGATCGGTGTGGGTGAAGTCGTAGGTTGGGAAGGGCTTTCCTCGTTCGTGCATTGGGCTTGGATCGCTTGCTTCATACCCGCAAACCTTGATTCGATACTTTCCTTGGTCGATTTCGAGGAATACTCGCATAGTTCAATGATTCTGTTGATCTGGTCTTGCTTGAGGACGCTCGCCGCCGAGCGTTCGATTTGGTTGATGAGTGATCCGGTAACTCCGATGAGTTGTCCGAGTTGCCGGACCGTGAGATTAAGATTCTGCCTTGTCATGCGCAGAGCGGTGGCGAAGGTCTGTCTGGCCATCTTCCGCATTTCCATCGAGTTGTCATAGACCCGCTGGTAGCTTTCGTAGGCATCTTTGAGTGGATGCGATTTCATAATGGAATCATGCTAATAAAGCCTATTGACAAGTCAAGGTATTTTTGTAATACTGGTTGCCTATGACAAAACTAACACCCGAAGGAATTGATGCCCGCCGATCCATCATCGTCGCTAATATGTCGATGGCGAAAGCAAGCGGCCAACCGATGTATGCCACCTACACTAATCTTACCCAGAATGATTGCGAGGAGGACTACTTCGTTATGGCCGTGAATGGCGAAGGCAAACTGATTCTCTTCGTTCCTAACTTCGACGCCTGTCTAATCTCTGCGACTCGATTGGTGATGGATTTCGACAAGCACACAATGGCTGAAAACACCATTTATTTCAATTCTGAGCCGGATGACTTTGCAGCATTGGTTGATAATTTTGAGATCGAGCTTCAAGACTGGGCATTGGGCGAAGAGAATCGCTGGACATTCTGATTATCGGAAACAATAAAAAATTATGCTTGACTACGGATAAGCCGTAGCGTAGTGTTGGTTCGTGCGAGAAATCGCACCTTCGGGGTGAGAGCCGAAGATAGAAAGAAATTAAATTAACAAATGAAACTATATGATCCCTTGCGGTGGTCGCACTCTCATGCGTCAGTTGCCGCTTTCTTTCGCCGCCGCAAGGGGTCGCCTTTATTAAAATGAATCCATTGCAAGCAAACGGAGGAATCTTCGTTCGTAGAGAAATACTCAAATTGTCCATTCTTGATGACGCCAAGAAACAAGTCTTCGCTGTCATCGACAACTACGATGGAGGGTTTGATGAGAAAGAAATCAAATCTGTCGCCGACATTATTGGCATTAGCGAAACGCAGGCGCACAACGCCTTTATGACGCTGGTTGGACTTCAGTTCTTGAAGCTGAACAGGGACAAGAAGTGGGTGCTGAATGAAGACGCAAATTGGGAAAGGGGCGCAAGATGAGTGTCAAAATAATGTCCGATGTCTTTGAGAAAAGTAAGACAGAGGGGAATACTCGGTTGGTGCTTTTGTGCCTTGCCGATTGTTCCAATGATGAGGGTGTATCGTGGCCGTCAATCCGCAAACTCTCGCAGAAAGCAAACCTATCCGAACCTATGTTGAAAAAGCATCTGAATGCTCTTATCTCTATCGGATTAGTAAGCCGAGAGGAAAGAGAAGATCAGTCTGGTAGGCAAACAGCGAACCTTTACACGATTGATCTTGCCAAGATCGGAGATGATGAAATCACTCGCGATGTGTGGCAGGGGGTAATTCCAGTTAGTCGCCAAAAGAAATTTGGGGAGGTAATTCAAGTTACTACGGGGGGGGATAACTCAGGTCATTCTGTAGGGGGGGTAACTAAAGTTAGTCTATCTTATATGAACCATCATAAGGAACCATCAAAGGAACCATCATGTGGTTTTGTCGCTAACGCTCCAAAAACCACCGATGACCTTTTCCCCAACCATCCCCCAACCAACCAAGGCATCGCGGCTCGTTCATCAATGGATTCACGACCCAATGCGATGACAGTGAATATGGCCGCTTTCAAAACGAAAGCCAATCGACTGCTCGGCAGGCGCGATTCAACCCCGTGGTCCGCGAAGGAAATCGCGGCTTCCAAACCTCACCTCAATACCCCCGAAGAGGACTGGCAACTTCTCGCCAAGTATTATGCCAATCGCGGGAACGAAGGCTTCTACACACGAACCTCAATGCTTACCCTCCTCAACAACTGGGCGGGTGAGATCGACAAGGCCCGTGCGAAATTCCCAGCCCAAGAGGAGATCGACTGGGCAAACGTGAAACCCAACCAGTAATTATCGATTCCGATAACCATGAAAAACAAAGTCCCAATGTATAGTCGCGGCGAGATCGGTGCGCTCTCGCTCATCGTCAACGATCCAGCAATCCTCACCACTCAACTCTGGAAGCCTGAGTATTTCGCCTACGAAGCCAATAGAAAGGCTTTTGAGGCGATGCAGGCAGTCCATCAGCGGACAGGCGATCTAAACGAGTTCACGGCCCTTTCCGAACTGGAGCGGATGGGAGAACTCGAAAGGCACGGCGGAGAGAGCCACTTCATGGACATCTTCTCTGCCCACAAGATCGTGGCGAGTGACACGGCAAAGGAGATGGCTGACGACTATCGCCGCGAACTCATCCGATTCAAAGCCTATCGTGATGCTTTGAAAATCTGGGATGAGAACGAGAACGACATCCGGGGTGGCCGCGCCGACCTGCAAGCGATCTCAGAAGCCATCGGTAAAACGCAAGAAGATCGGGTCAGAAGCGTTCCATCTGCCAAGGACATCGCCATTGAGCTTGTGAACCAACTCGACGGAAGCCAGCAACGTGTCTGCTTCCCAACCGGACTGATCTATCTGGACAGAACACTCAAGGGAGGAATGCACGGCGGAGAGCTTATGACGGTCGCTTCTGAATCCGGCGGAGGCAAATCAATCTTCATGGTGCAGGCGGCACTCGCCAACCTTGTCGAAGGAAAGAGTGTTGTCTTCTTTTCGCTGGAGATGGACAGAATCGACATCTTCTCCCGTCTTGTCGCCTGCCATGCCAAGCTCCCCGTCCGAACCGCAGAGGAATACAAGACCACCCACGCGAAGGAACTGCACTCGATAACTCCAGCAATCCTCGCGCTCCAGAAAATGCCAATCACCATCATTGATGACATGGTGGCAATGGACGAGATCATCGCGGAAAGCAAGCGGCTCTCGGCCCTTGGTAAAGCTGACGTTGTGATCCTCGACTACCTCCAGATCGTGGAGAATGACGGGGACAACCGCGAGCAATCGGTGTCTGAAATTGCAAGGAAGTTCAAGAATCTGGCCACCAAGATCAAGGCTCCAGTCATTACAGGTAGTCAGGTCAACGATGATGGTCTGCTGCGCGAATCCCGCGCCATCAAACAACATAGCAACCAAGTTATTTACATCAAACACAAGAACGAAAAGTCATGTATTTTTGTGGACAAAAATCGCAGAGGACCACGTAATTACACATTCCCGATTACCATGAACGGAGAACTCAGCAGGCTGGAGCAACAATGACACCAGATGAAAAATATCGTAAAGCGATAAGATACCTTGAAAAAGCTATTCAAATCTGGGATGGAAGGATTATCGAGAAATACGAACTCGCTGAGAAATACTTCTCAGAAGCCAAGTATCTTGCCGAAACATTTCTCTTGACAGAGGAAGAAGAGAACCTTAATCCTTTTTGATATGACAGAGCAAGAACTTCTGGACAAGAACATGGAACAGGCTGGCGTGATCCGCGCCCTTCGCAAGAATGCACAGGAGGATGCAAGGATTATCGAGCTACTGACACTGGAACGTGACGGGGCGCGGAAAGAGGTTGATCGCTATCGCGAGAAACTTGATTTGTCACCTATCCATTGGGAAGTATGAACTCCAGAGCTAAGGGCGCGGCGGGTGAAAGGGAATGGAGAGACCAACTCCGCGAACAAGGTTTCACCGCCCGCAGGGGACAGCAATTCGCAGGAGGCCCAGACAGCCCGGATGTCATCTGCGAAGAACTCAAGAACCTTCACCAAGAGGTCAAGCGAGTTCAGAATCTTAACCTTGACAAGGCTTGTGAACAAGCAGAGAAAGACTCTCGCGGAAAGTCATGGATCGTGGCGCACCGCAAGAATAACAAGAAGTGGAAAGTCACCATGTCCGCTGACCTCTTCTTCAAACTACTCCGAGACGGCATGGAAGGAATCAATCTATGAAGAAACCCACCACTAAAGCAGGTAAATCTGCCAAAATCGCAAAGACCATGCGTGAATACAAAGCTGGCAAACTCAAAGCTGGAGTCAATCCCAAAGGCCCGAAAAGTGCGGCGATGGCTAAAAACCGCAAGCAGGCATTGGCGATTGCTCTCTCACGGGCTGGCATGGCCAAGAAAAAATAATGGCCTACACGAAACCATCCCTGCGTGAGCGGATCAAGAACCGCATCATGGCAGGCTCCAAGGGCGGGTCTCCTGGTCAGTGGAGCGCGAGGAAGAGCCAGCTTCTTTCTCAAGAATACAAGAAGGCTGGTGGCGGCTACTCCGGTAGCAAGACGAAGGCCCAGAAATCCCTGTCCAAGTGGACGAAGGAGAAGTGGGGAACCAAGTCCGGCAAACCCTCCACTCAAGGCCCGAAGGCCACAGGAGAACGCTACCTGCCCAAGAAAGCACGGGAAGCCCTCTCCTCGAAAGAATACGCCGCGACCTCACGGGCCAAGCGTGAGGGTATGAAGAAGGGCAAGCAATTTGTCAAACAACCCAAGGCGATAGCCAAGAAAACCGCAAGATACAGATAATATGGAAAAGCATCCAGCACTCAAGCGAGCAGGTGTGGCTGGCTTCAATAAGCCCAAACGCACCCCATCACACCCCAAGAAGAGCCACGTTGTCGTAGCCAAAGAGGGCAGTAAGATCAAAACCATTCGCTTTGGACAGCAAGGCGTATCCGGTTCACCAAAGAAGGCTGGAGAATCAGCTTCGTATCGCAAACGCCGCGAATCTTTCAAGGCCCGCCACGCATCAAATATCAAAAAGGGAAAGATGTCTGCGGCATATTGGGCCGACAAAGTGAAGTGGTGAAATGATCTACTCCAAGATCGGCGTAATACCAGTCCATCAGTATGTGTATATTGACTCGCGTTACACACACAAAAAGCCATGCGGCTTCGTTGAAGCAATGTGGACTGGAATCACAAGTATCCCAGGACGAGTATGGGGGATCAATGTCATTCTCCGTCAAGGCGGGGCTATGTATCGCAACATACCTCCTCATGCTGTGTCTTTTTCTAAAAAGACTGTGGGATGGAATATCCAGCAGGCTCAACTTTGGGACTGCTACTCGTATGACTTCACGGTCATCGCAAATCCACACCTGCGCGGTTTGCGGGTTGGAGCTAAAATCGGACCCAACATTTATTCGGGCGAATACCTCTTCAACGTCACGCACTTAAATGACGGATGGAGTGACACGCCGGAGCAAGATAAAGAGTTTTATTTTCTGAAACTTGACAACGGAAGGCTCACGATCCAGCCTACAAATAGGATTAGATTTGCGGATTCCAGTTTTATCGAATCCGATAAAATGCCAGACCTCAAGTTGAGCGAAAAAATCTACTCCTGCGAATAAAAAAGTATTGACACAATGAAACGATCTGATAGAGTAGGAGTCGCAATGGATACCGAAAACATCATCAATCAACTGCTCAAACAACCAACGGAATCAAACCTCCTTGCAGTAGGGTGCATCCGCAATCTGCGGACCTTAATCAAGGACATGACAAAAGCGGGAATGTGGATCAAAAGCGATCTCGTCCTCTGCTCTGACTACAACCCGAACAAGAGTGAGTCTGGAATCAACTTCTGGAATGCTCTTGTCAAAAAAGCTGACGCTATCAAATGAACGTCCCTCATCAGGCACGGAGCGAAGCGGTGGGCATTAGGTCCACTGCCTTGTTCGGGCTTCGTCCGTATCACGAAGAAGCCGCCGTCACGATCTATCACGGCGACTGCCGCCAGATCGTGCCGCTACTGGGACGCTTCGACCTGCTCCTCACTGATCCGCCCTACGGAATCGGACGCGACGGAAGCAAGCGCACAACGTCAAGGCATGGTGGGCGGAAAGCCTATGAATTCCTCGGCTGGGACGCTGAACGCCCGCCCGCGTGGCTGATCGGAATGTTGCTCGACTCCGCAGAAAAGCACATCGTGTGGGGCGGGAACTACTTCGTGGACAGCCTCCCGCCGACGATGAAATGGCTGGTGTGGGATAAAGGGCAACGCATCGCACAAAGCGACGGAGAACTCGCATGGACAAGCCTGGGAGGCGCAATGCGAATCCACACGCTGAATCGCGTGGCACTCATGCAGGACGGCGCGGAACACCCGACGCAAAAGCCGGAGCAACTGATCC